TCGTCGACACCGTGGCGCGGTCATTGGTCGGCGCAGACGAAAACTCAGCCACCGAGCTTGGGCTTTGGGTGGCGGCTGCGGATAGCCTGAAGGCGCATTGCAAGTGCGCGCTGATAGGTATTCACCACTCAGGCAAGGACAGCACGCGCGGCATGAGGGGCAGCAGCGCCCTATTGGGGGCGGTAGACACGTCTCTGGCGGTCACTAAGGACGAGGATTTGGTCTACATCAGGTGCGAAAAGCAGAAGGATGCGGAGCCAGCGGATGAGCAGGTATTCCAGATGACGGATGTTGCGTTGATCGACGGATCGTCCGTTGTGCTGACGCGTCTGGATGGTGATGCAGTGCCGAGGAAGAAGGTGCGGCCATCTAAAGGCGCGCAGGAAATAGCGTTTACGGCGCTCCAAAACCTACTCATAGATCGCAATGAAAAGCAGGTTCATTACGACGATTGGAAGGGGTCACATGAGCGAAATTCGCCCGATGCGACGTCAGATCAGCGTTATCAGGCCAGACGCAGCCTTCAGAGCAAGGGTTTGGTCGTTATCGAGAATAAAATGTGTTGGATTAACAATAACTTGGCGGAATAATCGTATGGGATTTTGTTTTCGTACGATATCGTATGGCAATTTGGTACGATATCGTTCGTATCGTATACACCCTAGGGGTATACGAATACGATAGTACGATCCATACGAACGAAAGGGAAAATACGATGGTAGCTAAAAAGACGAGGGGTAAGCCGAAACCAAACAAGGTTTACTATCAGCCTTCGCAAGGGGCGATGAGGCGGATGCAGGATGCGTTGCATAGGTATGATGCTGCGGTGACGGAAAAGGAACGCATCTGGGGTGTCGATAGGTTGGTCTGGCTCGTCGGTGGCGATTTGCGTGACAGGTTCGAGCAGCAGATGGATAAGCTGAACGCGGCCATCGACAAGTGCGACGGCGTCGAGCATGAGGTGGACGTGACGCTGAGGGGCGTGGACGCGCTGGAGCGTGCCGCCATAGAGGCAGGTCACAAGCCGCTCACCGGAGACTATATTGAGGGCGCTATGCCTGACGGTAGGGTGATTGCGATAACGCGTAATGGGTATGAGGCTGGCAAGGTAAAGCGCGAGAACCGCGAGATGGTCGTTTATAGCGTTGACGAGATAGCGCAGATCGTGGCAAATTTCGAGAGCGATAGGGCTGGTGCGATAGCGGCAAAGGTAAAGGACACGTTTGCCGGTGCCAGCGTGGAGAGGGTCAAGACGTTGACCGAGGTTGAGCTAAACGACGAGATACCGTTTTGATGGACGATAATGAGCGCGAAGATATCCTGAAGGATCGTGAGTATATGCTGCTCGGCACGTCGACGTGGATCGACGTCAGAAACCTCACAGTTAACGTGCAGAGGGTCGGTAACGGTGTTAGGGTAGATATATGGCCGAGAGAGCTAATGCGCGGCTATGAGCCTATAGCGAGCGTTGAGGTGCCATTTCGAGAGGGTAAGGACAATGATAAATCAGGGGGATGGTAGCTGGCAGCTAAAGCTGTCGAAGCAGCGTTGCCCGCGCTGCTATTCGCTGATGGCATACAAGGGCGAGGATTTAACCAAGACACGGCATGAGTGCTTGGTATGTAAGTTGAAAGTTGTGGACGTGAAAGGTGACGAAAGTGAAACGAGCTGAGGTGCTGGATACAGCGAAGGAATATGTGACTAAGGATAGGGCGCAAGATCACGGCGATATGGAGGACAACTTCACGACGATTGCGGCGTATTGGTCAGAGCATTTGGATCAAAAGGTGTCGGCTAACGACGTTGGGATTATGATGTCGCTTCTCAAGCACGCTCGGATGAAGAGCAATCCCTATCATACCGACAACTATGTCGACGCGGCTGGTTATGTAGCTTGTGCCGGAGAGCTGGTAGATACAGATGGGTGATGTGCTAGAGTTCAAGCGTCACTGGGTCTGGTTCTTTGAAGAGCCGGTGACGTGCGATTACTGCCTGAAAGAGACGCGCGGAAAGGTGTTTGAGAAGATGCAGTCGATAGTGTGCAGTAATTGCGATGAGGCGTTGCTGTTGATCGACGATAACACCAGCTATGTTTTGACCGTAGATTTCGATGATGAGGGTGCGTGATGACGGCTAAGACGCCTGACAGCGTGATGATTGAGTTCTTGGAACGCGTGACTGAGGGTAGGTCAGGGCGTGATGTTTGCAAGGATAAAGATATGCCAGCTTGGGGTAGTATCTGGCGGCGTATATGTTCAGACCAAGAGTTTGCAAATAATTATCGTTTAGCGATGGAGAGCCGTGGCTTGATATACGCTGACAGGCTGGATGAGCTAGACCGTAAGCTGGAGAGTGGGCAGATAACGGAGAGCGCACACAGGACACTGAGCGACAACATCAAGTGGAGGTCGTCTAAGCTGGTGCCTAAAGTCTATGGCGACAGGCAGCAGGTCGACGTCAAGCATGAGGCTGGAGGCTCGTATCTGGAGCTATTGCAGCAGGTAAACAAGGCGGCTCAGTTGCGTCACGTTGATGTGGTGGAAAGCAAAGAAAGCACACAAGCGAGCGCACTACGCGCGCGCGAAATCAACCACATTTCGGTTAACAACGATGTGCCTAAAAAGCAGGCAAACAGGGCAAAAAAAGGTAAAAAGTTATCCACAGGCAGCTAAGTGATTGTAATTAAACGAAACGCGTTACGCATAATTAACGTTATGCGACATTTTCCATAATTATGGAGAAAGTTAACCCAAAATCAGTTAACCCCCCCCTTCGCGCACGCGGGCGGGGTAGGAAAAAAAATATATATCCCTACACCACCCCCCACCCTTGACGGATAACGCGGGCTACCACCCCCCCTTCGGAGAAATCGCATGACCACCACCCAAGCCACCGTCGAAGCCATAGCCGCCCTACGCGCCGATCCGACGTTATTCGTTGAGGAGGTGCTGAACGCCACCCCGCAGGCGTGGCAGGCCAAGGCGCTCAAAGCAATAGCGACGCATGATCGTGTCGCCATTAAGTCCGGCCACGGCGTCGGAAAGACCGCGTTTGAGAGCTGGGTCGTGCTTTGGTGGCTTATGACGCATTATCCGTGCAAGGTGGCGGTAACGGCGAACAGCGCGCACCAGCTATCGGACGTATTGTGGACGGAGATTGACCGTTGGGCGCGCAATATGCCGCCCGCATTTAAGGAACTGCTGGAGTTTAAGGCCGACAAAATCGCCTTAAAGGGTGCGCCGGATAGCTTCGCCGTGGCGAGAACGAGCCGCAGGGAGAACCCTGAGAGCTTGGCGGGCTTTCACTCGCCGCATATGCTGTTTGTGGTCGAAGAGGCGTCTGGCGTGCCTAACGTGATCTTTGAGACGGCTAGTGGCGCGCTAAGTACCCCCGACGCGAAAATCATTATGTGCGGGAACCCAACCCGCTCCGACGGATATTTTTACGACGCGTTTCATAGTGACCGCGACAAGTGGCACTGCATTACCGTGTCGTGCGAAGAGGGCGAGTATGTCGACCCGAAGTTTATCGCGGAGATGGCGGCGAAATACGGCGGCGACAGCAATGTGTACCGCGTGCGCGTCTTGGGCGAGTTCCCGACGCAGTCCGACGACGTGTTACTGCCGCTGCATTTGGTTGAGGACGCGGTAAAGCGTGACGTCGAGGCAGGGCCTACGACGCCGGTTGTTTGGGGGTTGGACGTTGCGCGCTTTGGTGGCGACAGGTCGGCGCTTTGCAAGCGGCAGGGCAACGTAATGATTGAGCCGATCAAGACGTGGCAGAATAAGGACTTGATGGAGCTGGCGGGCATTATTTTGAGCGAATACGACGTCGTGCCTTACTCGCAGCGCCCGCAGGCGATATATATTGACGCGATTGGCTTGGGCGCGGGCTTGGCGGATCGTTTGCGCGAGCTGGATATGCCTGCGGTGGCGGTGTCGGTTAGTGAGACGGCCAGCCTGAAGGATCGCTTTAACCGGCTGCGCGATGAGTTGTTTTGGGCTGCCCGCGAGTGGTTTGAGGCGCGCGACGTGAAGATACCGCAGGACGACACGTTAATTGCCGAGATAACTGGCGTCAGGTACAAGTACCTGTCGACTGGCAAGCTGAAGGTTGAGAGTAAGGACGAGATGAAGCGACGCGGGCAGCGCTCGCCTGACGTGGCTGACGCGTTTGTGCTGACCTTCGCGGGGCAGGGTGCGGTTGCTGGCGGCTACTCTAGGGGTTATAATCACAATCGCAGTTTGAAACCTAAAAACAGTTGGGTGGTTTAGTGGAGCGATTTCTCGGCGAATACGAGCGCGGCTTATTAGCGCAGCCTATGGATATGTCGTCGTTTGATCCGTATGGTTTAGCCGCGACTGGTTTGCTGTTCGC